GTGCGCAGTTGCGCGAGCTGGTCCTTGGTCATCCCCGGCGGCGTCGTCAACATCGCGGTCGGCTGGCCGCCCTTGCTGAAGAACGTGGTCGCCGTCGTCTGGATCGCCAGGCCTTGCGTCGACGCCGCCGCGCAGGCGTAAATCGGCGACATCCCCACGAGCGGATGAAACAAACAGACCATGCGGTCGTGAATGATTTCGCTGGCCGGGACGATGAATTTGTCCGCGGGCTCGTGCGCCAGCGCCAGGCTGCCCGAGAGGTTGTCGTGCTGCAACTGGTAGTAAATCCCGCCGTCGGGCGCGATCAGCGGCGTCGTGCGCAGCGGGTCGAGCACGTAGAGCGCGGTCACGACGCCGCGCGCGTCGCGCTCCTTGAGGATGTAGGCGTTGCCCCACATCAGTTTCGACGTGATCCACTGTTCGATAAATTTCGTGATGGTCTGGTAGCGGTTCGGCTTGCGCAGGACCGGCGAAAACGCCGGCGAGCTCGTCTCCTCCCAGATGCCGTCGCGGTTCAGTTGCACCAGGTTGAGCGGCAGCTTGCCCATGTCCTGCGCGATCAGGGTGGTGCACGCGAACACCGGGGCGTACTGCAGGACCTGGTCGCGGCGGCCTTCGACGTTGACCTGCCACGCGCCGGCGTAGGGTTCGCGCACGACGAGCGGGTACCAGCCGCCGCCGCTGACCGCGCCGGGACTGTACGGCGCCGTCAACGTCTTGGCGGTCAGCTCGAGGCCGCGCCCGAACAACCGCACCCGGACCGTCGCCATCAGCGGGCCGCGTCGGTAAAGGTGAACGAGACCGGGGCCGACAGGGTGCCGCCGGCGCGCACCGCGACGGGCACCGTCGCCGCCGCGAGCCACACCGCCATATCGACGCCGGTGGTCACCTCGGTGTCCGACACGACCGTCGTGGGTTCGTCGTAGCCGTTCCAGACGATCACGCTGTCGGGCGTGAACCCCGTCCCGGTGACGTGCACCGTGAAATTCGGGGCGCCCAGCGCCACCGTCGACGGGGTCAGGGCCGTGATGGTCGGGGCCCCACCGCCCGGCCCCGCATCCGTCCAGCCGTCGATCGAGACGAACCCGATCCCGCGCAGCGTTTCCGCCAGCACGCGATCGGTGACGGCGTAGGTCTCGCCCTCGAGGTGTTCGACGCCGTTCTCGGTGTGATACGTCCGCGCGACGACGTCGAGCGACTCACCGGGCATGTTTTCTCCCCGTCGCACTGGTCGGGACGGTGCGCGGCGGCACCGCATCCACCGTGCACCGCATCGCGAAGCCGGCCACCTCGAGCGATTCGACGAGGCCGGCCTCGACCGTGATCGTGTCGCCCGCGCGCGGGTACGCCCCGTCGTAGTACCCGTCGCGCAGGACCGTCATAGAGACCCGCATGGTTACGCCGTGTAGGTCGCGGCGGTGTACTGCACGACGCCCGTCCGCGCCTTTTTCCAGTTGATGAACCGTTCAGCGCGCAGGCCGACGAGGTTCATCTGCCAGAGCGAGGTCAGCAGCGTGGTCGCGAGCGGCGGATTGTCGAGCGCGGTATCCATCTGCAGCGACGCCTCGCGCGACACGTCGATGGTCACGCCGCCGTCATCCGCGTAGAGAATCGCGCTCGGCTGCACCAGGGCGACCGTATTGCCCGCCGACTGCGACGCGATCGCCTTGTAGCCCATGATCATCCCGCCGCCCTGCGCCATGCCGGGGAACAGCGGTTGCCCCAGCGGGTTCAGCGCGTTGGTCAACGCGAGCGCGTTGGTCTCCGAGAGAATCAGCACCGCGCCGGCGCTCGGAATCAGGGCCGCCGTCATCGCATTGGCGAGCGCCTGAATGTCGGTCCGCGCGTTGGCCGGCGACGTGCCCGCGGTCGTGATCGGCGTGACGCCGTTGGTGACCGAGCCGGGCGACACGCCCGCGACCGGCGCCTGGGCGGGGTCGATGAACTGCGTATCGAGGAACGCGGCGATCCCGGCGATCATGTCGCGCCGGATGACTTCCTCGGCCGACGGCGTCGAGGTGCGCGCGAGCTCCTCGGTGATCACGATGATCCCGGCGCACTTGAGAATCGAGAGCGTAATGGTCGAGAACGCCAGTTTCCCGACCGGCTTGGGCGCGCCCTGGCCGACCCACTGATACGTGCCGCCGCCGGTCTGCGCCGGGACGGACACGTTGAACGGCACGCGGAAGAATGTGTCGACCTTGCCGAGGATCGTCTGCGGGCGCAACAGCGCGAGGAAATCCGCCGCCAGCGGCGTCAGCGGGGCCAAGGGGCCGGCCCACGTCGCATCGGTCGTCGTGCCGGCGGCCACCGCGGCTTTGAACACGAGTTCGACTTCGGGGGTCGAGTCGTGCCACTGCTTCGAGTATTCGATCGCGCGCATCACCTCGCCCTTCGTCACGGCCAGCGCCTGGCAGTACCGAATAAACGCGGTGCCCGGCGCCAGATTGCTCTTGACCGAGATGACCGGCACGCCGCTGCGCGACTTGCTCGCGTCCTCGGGCGTCGCCGCGGTGATCGGGGTCGCCCGCACGAGATTGGTCGACTCGAGGGCCGCGAGGCGCCCCAGGTGCGCGTCGATCGCCTTGGTCTCGGCGGCGAGCCCGTCGTATTCGTCGGTGTCGGCCTGGTCGAGCGTCGCGCCGGTCTCGGCCGATGCGGTCATCAGCGCCGTCATGCGCCCCACCTTGGCGGCGCGGCTGTTTTCAAATCCGGTGATCTGTTCGCGGATCGTTTTCTGTTCCATGGGACGCGCGCCCTTGTCGACGCGCACAATCGGGAGGGGGTCCCTGTCGCGGGACGGATGACGGCCAGGCGCGGCCAGGTCGAGCGTTTTGATGGTGTGAATCGTCGCGGCGGCGTTGGCCGGGATCGCGACGAGCGAGAGCTCGAAAATCTCCGATTTCAGAAACCGGCGCCCGCCGGTCTCCTTGATGAACGCGTGCTCGAGCGAGCGGAACCCGATCGAGACGCCGGCCAGGAGCCCGGCCTTCACGCTCTGCCACGCCTCGTCGACGCGGTCGCGCAGCGTGCCGGGGTCGTCGATGGTCGGCAGGCTCGCCGTGAACGCGAGGCCGGCCGCCGTCGGCGGCTGAAACGTGACGGTCCCGATCGGTTTCTGCGTGTCGTGATGCAACAGCAGCGGGAGCGGGTTTTTGTAGGTGATGCCGAGCGGTTCGACCACGTCGCCCATGCGGTCGGGTTCCGGCGTCGACGCGATGCCGGTGATCGTGCGCTGGTGGGTATCGACGCCCTTGATCGTCAGCAGCGCATAGGCGCGGGTCAGGGGCACGCGCCCAAGAATGCGGCCAGCTCAGCGTTTTGTCCCCCGAAACACCCGGCCCTCGCGGTAGTCGCCGACGAATTCGTCGACGGCCTCGCGCACGACCGTAGACAGGCGCTGGCCGTTTTCGTCGGCCACCCGTCGCAGTTCGAGGTGTTGCGCGGGCGTACAGCGGACGCGAATCGAGCTCGTCGCCGGCACGTCGTTGAGCGTCGGGCGCCCCGTGGGTCGTTTGCTCATGGCGTCACCCCAGCACGATCATCGAATAGTTCGGCCGCGGTTCGGCGGCCAGGTAGTCGCGCCGATGGATCGCGTTGACCAGCGCGCTCGCGCCGTCGATGCGGTCGGTCGAGACTTTCTTCGACAGTTTCAAATTGCCCAGCGCGTCCTGGTCGACGGCGATGTTCGACAGGTTCCACCGCAGCACCGGGTGCCCGTCATGGCGCAGCGCGCGCGACAGCACCGCGGCCTCGAGCGATTTGGTCGGCCCAGACAACGCCGCGAACCCCTGGTCGATCTGCACGCACGCGAACCCGTCCTGCGCCTGCAGGCGCGTCACGAGGTCGATCGCGTTCCACTTGTCGAAGGCGATCTCGCGCACCTGGAATTCGCGGCCCCACGCGCCGAGGGTCTGCCGCACGTACTCGTAATCGACCACGTTGCCCGGCGTCGCGACGAGAAACCCGTCGCGCGCCCATTGGTCGTACGGGACGCGGTCGCGCCGCACGCGCTCGGCCAGGTTGTCGGCGGGGACGAAAAACTGCGCGAGCACGTCGAACCCCGAGCCGGTGTCGTCGGGAAACACCGCGACGATCGCCGTCAGGTCGGTCGTCGAACTCAGGTCCATCCCGACGTAACAGCGCCGGCCGCGCAACCGCGCGCGGTCGAACGTCGGATCGTGGCACGCGTCCCAGCTCGTCATACTGATCCACCGCGCGGCCTGTTCGGTCCACTGGTTCAGGTACAGCCGGCGAAACGTGTTCTCCTGCGCGGGAATTTCTTTCGCGCGCGCGCACGCGATCCGCATTTCCTCGAGGCTGCGAAAATCGCCGAGGGCCGGATTGGCCGCGCGCCACACGCGCTCGTCGGTCCAATCGGCGTCGACCGGCGCCTCGTAGACAATCGGCAGGAACGACGGATCGAGGCTCGGCGTGTCGCGCACCTTCTGCGCATGCGCGTACAGTTCCCAGAGAATCGAGTGCCGGTCGTACCCGGCGGTCGAGATCGCGAGCATCAGCGGTTGATCGCGCGCGCCCTGCGAGGTCGTCAACACGTCCCAGAGTTCGCGATTCGGCGCCGCGTGCAGCTCGTCGTAGATCACCGCCGACGCGTTGAACCCGTGCTTGCTGTACGCCTCGGCCGAGATCGCGCGATAGAAACTGCCGCTGGCGCGATGCACGATCCGTTTCTGCGAATCGACGAGCTCACACTGCGCGAGCAGCTCCTGGTCATTGCGAATCATCTGCGCCGCGACGTGGAACACCAGCGCCGCCTGGTCCTTGTCCGCGGCGGCCGAGTAGACCTCGGCGCCCGGTTCCCCGTCGAACAGCAGGAAATACAGCGCCAGCGCCGCCGCCAGTTCCGTCTTGCCGTTCTTGCGCGGCAGCATCAGCAAACACTGCCGATAGACGCGGCGGCCGTCGGGCCCGACGCGAAACAACTGCTCGAGAATGCGCCGCTGCCACGGGCGCAGGTCGAACGGCTGCCCCGCGCTCACGCCCTTGGTGTGCGTCAGGTGGTTGATCAGCCGGATCGCCCGGCGCGCGTGGCTGAGCTTTGTCACGCCAGGGCGGCCCACTTGCTGGCCACCTCCCGCGGCGGCGCCGTGGGCATCCGGGCCCGACTGGCGGGCTCGAGCGCGAACAGGGCGTAGAACGGCCGCAGCGCGGCCGCCAGGGCCCGTTCCTGGCGCGCATCGAACCCGCGGCGCCCCTTCCGCTGCGCGTTGGCCGTGAAACTCGCCTGCAGCTCGCAGAGCGTCGCAAAGGCCAGTGCATCGGCCGGTGACAGGGTGCCCATGCCG